GGTGGAGTTCCTTATGGTGGTGGTAACGCTCCCGCAAACGATGCACCTTCTTGGTTTGATGCAGGTACAACACCAGGTTATGGTGGAAGTAATGATTTAAATGGTCAAGGGGTTGTTGCAGATAGAAAATGGGGCGGTGTAAACCAAAACGCTCAACAATCAGGTTCTGTAAATACATCTTGGGGTTTTTATACTACCTCAACTAGTTTTAGGGGATCATTAGCAAATAGAGGTCCTTTTTATTGTTCATTTCAATTAGGAACTGCAGCAACTTATACAATGAGTCTTAGTTTATCCTCTACTTATGGTTCTGGTTATGGCACTCCAACAATTAATATTAGCACAAGCAATTCTTCTGCTAGTCAAGGTCAAGGTGGTGGCACTTATACTAATGGAGCGCCAGTTGATTTAGCTGCAGATACAACTTATTATTTAGTTGGTTATTTAAGTGGTATTGGTGGTGGAACAAATTTATATTACAATAATTTTAATTTTAGCATTTCTTTAACTGTCAACTCTGTTACAGCTGCAGGAGCAGGTGGAAATGGTGGCGTAGGTGCTGGTTATGGCGTAGGTGCTGGTTCTGGAGCTTCTGGATCTTCTGGAGGAACAAATGCTGGTAATGGTGGCAATGGAGGATCTGGTGGAGCTTATGGAACTTCTGGCAGTAGTGGGTCAAATGGTACAGATGGTGGTGGAAGTGGCATAACTTTTCCTGCTGAAGCTCCAACACTTAAATTAATTGGTGGATCGGGTGGAGCGGCAGGTAACTATATTAATGGTATAAGTAATGTTACACTAAGTAATTCAGGAACAGTAGCAGGAAGTACAGCATAATGCCTTTACAAAAATTACAGTTTAAGCCAGGAATAGTTAGCGATGTCACTTCTTATAGTAATGAAGGTGGCTACGTTGATGGAGATAAAATAAGATTTAGACTGGGTTTTCCAGAAAAAATAGGTGGATGGTTAAAATATTCTGCAAACATTTATCAAGGTGCAGTTCGTAGTTTACATAATTGGATAGCGTTAGATGGATCTAATTATTTAAGTTTAGGAACAACATTTAAATATTATATAGAAGAAGGTGGTACATTTAATGATATTACCCCTATTAGAGCAACAACTACTAATGGCATTACTTTTGCTGCAACTAATGGTTCAGCGATTATAACAGCAACAGACTCGGCTCACGGTGCAGTTGAAGGAGACTTTGTTACAATATCGGGTGCGGCTTCTTTAGGTGGTTTGATTACTGCAGCAAGATTAAATGTAGAACATCAAATTGTTACCGTTCCTAATGGTAATACATATACAATTATAGTGAGTGTTGCCGCTAATAGTTCAGACACAGGAAATGGTGGATCTGGTGTTGATGGCGTTTATCAAATAAATTCTGGGTTAAATTCAGCCGTTGGTGGAACTGGTTGGGGTGCGGGTTTATTTGGAGGTATTACAACTTCGGCCTTACAAACGCAACTAAACGAGGCACTAGATAATAGTGAAACTGCTGTTGATGTTGATGACGAAACAGGAATGAATACCGCTAATGATGTTATACTTGTAGATGAAGAATTAATGCTCGTTGCTAGTACGACTGATGACGATACCATGACCGTAACAAGAGGACATGGTGGAACGACTGCTGTAGCTCACGATGATAATACAATTGTTCGGTTAGCTATTGGAAATGCAGATGGTGGTGATGATTTCTCTGGTTGGGGCGATGCTTCTTCAGGTGGTGTGACAACAACAGGCGAGCTTAGAATTTGGACAGAAGATAATTTTGGAGAAGATTTGCTAATTAATCCAAGAGATGGTGCTATTTATTATTGGGATAAAACAGATGGTTTAACAACAAAAGCTGTAGAAATAAGTACAATAACTGGAGCGAGTGACGTACCTATCATTGCAAAACAAATTATGGTGTCTGACCAAGATAGACATGTTATTGCTTTTGGATCAAATACATTAGGAACAGCAATACAAGACCCATTATTAATACGTTTTTCTGACCAAGAATCTTTGCTTGATTGGACACCAACAGCTATAAATACAGCAGGTGATTTAAGACTTGGTGGAGGTTCGCAATTCATACAAGCTATAGAAACAAAACAACAAATACTTGTATTTACTGATAAAACATTACACTCAATGAGATTTATAGGACCTCCATTTACTTTTGGTTTGCAAGAATTATCTAAAAATATAACCATTATGGGTCCGAAAGCAGCAGTTGCTGTTGATGACGTTGTGTTTTGGATAGGTCAAGATGCTTTTTATATTTATTCTAATGGTCAAACTCAACAAATGCCTTGCACTGTAAAAGACAAAGTGTTTTTAGATATAAATACTGAACAATTAGAAAAAATATATGGTTCGGTAAATACAGCTTTTAATGAAATTATATGGTTTTACCCTAGCTCTGAGAGCATAGATAATGACAGGTATGTAATATACAATTATCAAGATAAAATATGGTATTATGGGAATATGTCCAGAGATGCTTGGATAGATAGAGGTCTTAGAACAAACCCTATAGCAGCAAATGGAGGATATTTATATTATCACGAAATAGGATTTGATGATGATGGTAGTGCTATGTCTTCTTATATTGAATCTGCTCCTATTGATATAGGGGATGGCGAAAAGTTTGCCTTTATAAAAAGAATAATACCTGATTTAACTTTTAATGGATCTACTAATTTAAGCACTCCAAACGCTACATTTACTGTAAAAGCTCGTAACTTTCCAGGGGCTAACTTTACAGATACAGATTCTTTAACAACAACTAGGACAAGCACTTCTCCCGTAGAATCATTTACTGAGAAATTAGATGTAAGAGTTAGGGGTAGGTCTTTTGCTTTACGAATTGAATCAGATGCTATAGGATGTAAGTGGAAACTAGGTTCACCTCGTATTGACGTTAGAGAGGATGGTAGACGATAATGTTAGTTACGACTATTCCACAATACGTTCAAGGATTAACAAACGCAAAAATTGATCTGACAACAACAAATGCAACTGTGTTATATACAGCTCCTAGTGGGGGTGATTTTAACGTATCCGTTGTTAATTCTATTTTAGTTTCAGAAGATACTGGTAGTGCTGATACAATAACTGTGACAATTACAAATACTGCTGATGCTGTTTTTAGTTTATTTAAAGTTAAAGCTGTAGCGGCAAATACAACAATAGAGTTGTTAACAAAAGACTTAGTGTTGCAGGGTGGTGAGATATTAAAGGTAACAGCAGCAACAGCAAATAGGCTTCATGTTGTGGCTAGTATACAAGAATTCATACAACAAAGAGTTAGTAGCAGTGTATAGACTGGTAATTAAAATTAAGGTATTGTAGAAAAATGATGAATACGAACAATTATTCACCTGATGGTGGTTTAGGAAGATTTGGTGACAACCAAATGGTTCACGCCCAAACTGGCGAGATGGTTTTACCTCGTTCTTTTTTGCAAGAAAATCCACAATTAAATATGGGTATAAATCAAGCTCTTGTTAGTCAAGGTCTTGACCCACAAAGACAAGTGATTGGATCTGGAGCTAATAGCATAAACCCAATGACAGGACAGCAAGAGTTTTTTGATCTTGGAAAATTAATAAAAACTATTGCACCAATAGCTATAAGTGCTTATTTAGGACCTGCGGCTGGCGCAGGTATTGGTTCAATGTTTGGGGCTGGTACTGCTGGAGCTTCTTTTATGTCTAATCCTTTAGTGGGTAGAGCTATAACAGGAGCTTTAAGCAGTAAACTTACTGGAGGAAGCAACAAAGACGCTTTAAAAAATGCTTTATTATCTGGAGTAACTGGTGCAGCATTTGATAGTTTTAGTGGTAATGGAACAGATGTTAATACACAAAATGGTGGCAAAGGAATGTATTCTGCTGCAGAAATTGAAAGAAATCAATTAGTTCCTACATCTGGAGGATCTGTAGGAACTGTAGGATCTGGAGGGTCATCAGGAGTTCAACCTTCAGCTAAAACATTCAGTGGACAATTGTTAAAATCGGCAGGTGTTGACGATGATAATATATTCTCTAAGCTATTAAACACTAATATGGGTGAAGGATTAACGGCTGGTCTTATCGCTCAATTGCTTGCTGGGGATAAAGATGATGAAGATCAAAAAACAGCTTATGAGCAAAGGCCATTTGGTTTTGGTGGCCCTGGTGGTAAAATGGGTGGTATAACATATGCTAATATGGGAGGAGAAATGGGTTTTCCTCGCAGAAATGGTGGAATAGATCCAAGCGAAGGTTCTGGACGTAAAGATGACGTTCCTGCTATGCTTATGGCAGGTGAATTTGTTTTGACAAAAGATGCAGTAAAAGGATTAGGTGACGGAAACCAAAGAGAAGGTATCAAAAAAGCCTATAATATGATGAATAATTTGGAGGCTAGGGCATAATGGCAACTCAAACCTATGAAAATATACAACGATTACCTCCCTTTCTGGAAGGGTTGCAAAAACGTATGTTGCAAACTGGCTTCGGTGAATTTGATGGTGATACACAAACAACGCCAGGATTACTAGATTCTCCGTTAGGATTACCAGATTACCAAATGGCTGGAATGGATCCATTGCGTACTGATGCAATTAATTTAGGCGAACAATTGTCTGGTTCTTATAGACCATTTATTGAAGGAGCAAGAGATCAATCATTAGCTGGACAACAAGCATTAATGGCTGGATTAGGTACTTTACAATCTAGCCTTGATCCACTTGGTCGTGCAGACGCAATGGTTACTGGTGCTGAAGGTATAACAAGAGGTGGATTAGGCGATCTTGCTTCTGGCAGACAAGCTATTGGTGCTGGTTCTGATTATTTACAACAAGCGTCTAACTTAGCTGACCCTTCACAGGGTATATCTCAATTTATGAATCCGTATCAACAGAATGTTATTGATTCAACTATGTCACAACTTGACAGACAAGCTGACATTCAAAGACAAGGCAATGCTGCTAAAGCTATACAAGCTGGTGCTTTTGGTGGTAGCCGTGAGGGTGTGCAGAGAGCAGAAACAGACAAAAACTTACAACAAGTTAAGTCAGATACATTAGCTAAACTTCTTTCCTCTAATTATTCACAAGCATTAGCGGGTTCACAAAATGCCGCTAAGTTACAAGCTGGCCTTGGCCAAGCATCTGGAGATTTAGGTGCTAGATACGGTTCTTTAGGCCAAACTGCTGGAACATTAGGTACTGGTGTAGGTCAATTAGGTAATACATTAGGCAACATAGGAAATCAATATAGTACAGTTGCTGGCAGACAAGGAAATATTGGTCAACAATTTGGTACATTAGCTGGTACAACATCAGACATTGGAAGGCTACAACAAGCACAAGGTCAAGCAGATGTATCACAATTAAGTCAGTTAGGTGCAATGAGACAGCAACAACAACAATCTCAATTAGATGCACAGAGACAAAACCAAATGCAAGCAGCTCAAGAGCCTTATACAAGATTGCAATTAGGTCAGAACTTGTTACAAGGAATGCCAAGTGCAAGTATTCCATCTACGTTTACGCAAGCAACAACACCTTCGGCTAATCCTTTCTTACAAGGTATAGGTGCTTACACAACATTGTCACAGATCGCACCGTTTAGTGGTGCTTCTTCTTCTGGAGGAAGTTAGACATGGCAAGATTACCTCAAGGCATAATGAGTGTCGCTCCAGGTTTAGTTGACAAAATAGTTGGGGCAGACAAAAGAAAAGGATTAGGTGAATTAATAGGAGATAATACTCAAGCCTATACAGATGATGAATTTTACGGAGGTAACGCTAACAATTTATTATCTTTAGGTGCTAAAGGAACATACACTGACGAACTTTTAAGAAATGTTTTCCGTCCTATTAAAGTAGTATCTGACGTTGCTGCAAATGTTCCTGGAGTTTTTAGTGGACTTGGCGAATATATGAGACAAAAAGGTGATAATGAAAGACAGCAAGACGCACAAAAAATAGCTTCCAATATGGCTGGTGAAGTATTTGGATTGCCAACAAATCAGACTAATTTAGGAAAACCTGACCTACAAGGCAATCCAATAGTTCCAAAAGGATTGTATGACGCATTTGATACTTTAGACGGTGGTCAAGGCCAAGAAAGACTTGTTGATACTCAATTCCCAGAGGGATTGACAATTCAAGACAAAATAAATGAAACAATCGCAAATAATAAAAGCACAGCAGATGGTATCGTTAACACAAGTTTTGATAGTGATTTTGACGCAGATTTAGCAGGCTCAACAGGAGCTACTGATGGATCAGTTGAAGGTGCTGATACAAATGCTAAAAAAGCTACAGTTGGTGCATTAAGCGAGTTTCTTGCACAAGCAAGACCAGGTGTTAAGCCACAAAAATACGATGAATATATAAAAGAATTTGGTGATGCAACAGGTTTAGATATATCAGGAGAGCCTGATACAAAACAAGCTCTAATGTCTTTTGGATTAGCTCTAATGCAGAATAGAGCAGGTAAAGGCTTTGATATAAGTAAGATATTAACTGCTACTGGTGAGGCGGGTGAAGCTGCAATGCCTGACTTTAGAAAAGCTGTTGCTGAATCTAAAGCTGTTCGTGCAAAAGCTGGAGAGTACGCTTTAGGTAAAACTAAAGAAGACAAAAATGCTGCTATGAATAGAAAGAACTATTACATAGTTCCTAAAGGAAAAAAAGGTGGACTTAAAGGAATTGCTTCTAATCTTGATAAAGGTCAATTCTCAATGTTAAATTCATATGAGTTAAATAACTTAACTAATAATAAAGAATTTAACGAACAATATGAAATTGTTCCTAATTCCACTTATGAAAAAGTTTTAGCAGCCACTATAAAAACTCCAGAGTGGGGTGAAAAATATTTAACAAAGTATGAAGACATATCTTTGTTTAATGGTGCTGGAGATGATTTTAAAATTCCAGTGCAAAGGCTTAATGGAAATTATAAAGGACCTGACAAACCAAAACAAGGTTTCTTTAATCCTGAAAAATATGATGATTACTATGGTAGATTTAAAAGAATGGATACTGGATTAAATAAGGTATCAGATCAATTAGGAAAAGCATTTAAAATTAGTAGTGATGGTAAACTTAATTTTGGAGGGCAAGTTGCAGACGATATAAAAGGATTTGCTCAAGCATTTGGTTTATCAGATCAAAAAGCAACAGATAAAGATCAAGTTTTATATATTTTAAATTCAGTTGCAGCTAAAAATGCACCTAAAATTTTAGGAGAAGCTGGAAAAACTATATCAGATTCTGATAGAGATAGAGTTCAAGTTATAGTTGGTAAATTAGAGAAAACAAGTTCTCCTGCTGCATTAAGACTTGCTTTACAAGAAGTCTATGAATTAATTGTTGTTGAAGGAAAAAAAGATGTTAGGCAAGGATTGTCTACATTAAATAGATATTCAGGAAGAAAAGATCCTAACTTTAAGAAAAAAAGTTTATCTTCAGAAGTAAATGAACAAGGCGTTTATCAAGTATCGGATCAATAATGGCTATTATAAAAGTAGACACTAGTGATGGAATAAAAGAATTTCAAATATCTGGAGAAACTCCTACAGAAACTGAAAGAGAAAGAATAATGCAAATTGTTTCTCCAACAGAACAATTAGGTCAAATGAAAAGCATAGAGGGAGCTGGAGAAAAGTTTGCTTCTAAATTTGATGAAGGCTTTGACTACGAAACAGGTGCTGATTCTGGTCTTCGTGCAAAAGTTTCTTTTGGAGAAACAGACGGAGAGCAAGAAAAAATACTTAGAGACCAAGTTGGTGTAGGTGGATATACAAAAGATTCTTATGGCCGTCTTGCGTTAACTCCAGAGGGTCAAAGAGTAAGGGGTATGGAAAATATCTCTGATAAAAACATTATATTAGAAGATGAAGGATTTTCTTTCGGAGACGTTGCTGATTTAGCTGGATTAATACCAGAGACAGCAGGTGCTGTTATAGGTGCTGTTCTTACAGCCCCAGGAATTATAACTTCTGCATTTGGTGCTGCGGCTGGAGCTGCGGCAGGTCAATATTTAGAAGAAGGTATTGAAAGTTTATTAGGAATACAACAGCAAAGTTTTGGAGAAGTAACTAAAGATGCTTTAACTGAAGCCGCTATAGCTGGAACATTTGAGCTTGGTGGAGCTTTAATATTTAAAGCAGGTAGAGCTATTGTAGGTGGTGCAAGTAACCTAGCAGGTAAAAGCACTAAATTAACTCAAATTAATGATGACGCATTAATAAGAGGCGAAAGATTGGTTAATGACGACTATCTTCCTAGTTTAGAAAGATTAGGCGCTCCTGGCATTATATCTTTTCAACAAAAATTTGCAGAAAATGTTGGTAAAGATACAACTCGTATGGATATTAATTTAGGTAAAATATTAGACAAAGCTGATACTTTAAGAACTAATTTAGGTGCTGTTGGTAAAGAAGAAGCTGGGCAAGCGTTTTCTGATGTAACTAGTCAAGCGTATAAATCTTTAAAACAATTAGAAGAAGAAGCAGCAGATGCAAGTATTAAAGCTGTAAAAGAAAGTATAGATTACATCGAAAAAGCAACAGTTAATGGCATTGACATTAACGAACAATTGTTACTAAAAATAAATAAATCTTTTTCTGCCATGCAATCAGAAACCTCTATGAGATTTGGTAAAGTTGATGACTTGCTATCTACAATTAGAATTGGTGATAGTGGCACAGGTCAAACGGCTTCTATTTTAAAAACTGGTGATATAAAAAATTCAGTAAACAATTTAATGGGTACAGCAGGATCAAGAGAGGCTTTTACAGAAGGCACAGCTAAAGCTGTAAAGTATATTGAAGAACTAGGTGAAACTGCATCTTTTAGACAAATAGCTATAGCAAGAAAACAATTAAATGATGCTTTATTTAATGAAAACGCTCTGTTAAGAAGGGAGTTTTTACCAGAAATAAATGACGTTATAAAATCATTAGACAACTCTTTAGAAGCAACTAATTTATCAGATATATCAAGAGCAGGAATGACTGCTGCAGAAAAAAGAACTCTTACAGAAGCTAGTAAACTTAGAACGAGTTCTATGAATTATTACAAAGAAGCTATGAAAGATTTTGAGGATTTATCTCAATTTGGATTAATAAGAAGTATTAAAAATTTAAGTAAAGAAGATGGTGGCTTCGGAACTAAAGGTAAATTTGAATTAGACCAATTTTATGACAGAGTAGTTAAATCTAATTCTCCACAGAGACTTAAACAATTATTTAAAACTGTTGGTGCAGACGCAGCCGAAGACATTAGGGGTCAATTAGCTCGTAGATTTTTAGAAGATGGGATTGATGCAACTGGTATAAGTAAATTTGGAGATGCTACAGGTAAGTTTAGTGGTCATAGATTTAAATCTCATATTGATTCTTTAGGATCTGGAGAAAGCTCTACAGGTAAAATTCTTTTTGGTAAAGATTGGACAAAGGTACAACAATTATCTGAACAAATAGCTATGTCTGGTCCTGATAAACTAGACGCAGCTTTTCTTAGTAAAATTAAAAATATTGGCGACAATGAGCCTTTAGTTAGTTCATTAGATAATTTGTTACAAGCTAAAAAAGCTTTTGCAGAAGTTGATAGTATAAATGTTATTAGAAATCTTAATAATGGTAAATTGCTTCCAGAGGAGGCTGTTGGTCAAATAACTAAACGAGGTGCAAGCCCATCAGAAGTTAAAAAAATAGTTGATTTCTTTGAAAAAACAGATCCTAGTGGTGGTGCTATGGATAAATTAAGAGGCTTAGTTGTAGATGATATACTTAATGCTGTGGATGGAGAAATATTTTCTAATCAAGCTGCGGCAAGTAAGTTAATAAAATTAATTGATGGTTATGAGCCTAGAGTTTTAGATCAAATATTAGGTAAAGGTAATACAAAAATTTTAAAAGAATTTGCTAAAGACATAGAGTTTTTAGGAGATGTTGGCAAAGAGGGTAGCGTTGCTGCGGCTGCATATACATCAAGTCCTATTAAAAAGTTTTGGGATAATGCTAGATTTAAAATTATGAATAAGATTGGCTCAAAGCCAGAAAATTTAAAAACATATATTAATATGCAAAAAGGTGGAGCAAACCGATTAGATAGTGTTAATGCTACTGTGACACAAGCTGTTAACTCTGGCTTAAATACTTTAGAGAATGTAGCCAGAGTCACTAGACAATCAGCTCAACAAGCTATACTGCCCTCAAGAACAGAACCTGAAAGTGGTGGCATGTTTCCAACACCTTTAGCTCAAAGGACAAATAATATTAATGTTCAAGCTCCATCTATTAATGTCCAACCACCATCAATAAACACATCTATTGGTGGCATCGACATAACTCAACCTGGAGTTGGAGCAGCTTTAGGCATTAATCCAAAAGATCAAGCTATTGCTGGAAGATCAATACCAGAATCAAGACAAGGTTTATATAGGAACTTACAACAATGAACATAGAACAATTACGAGAAGAACTTAAAGAAGATGAAGGTTGTAAGTACGAGGTGTATCTCGATCATTTAGGATTACCTACGCACGGAATAGGACA